ATCCACGACGGAGGAATGTGATCGATTCATCATTAATCCAATCGAATGGTTTTCTATTTTCCATATTGTGTTTTTATATAAATTAAAATAAGTCGTTAAGTGTAATTGATTTTTGTTTTTTACTGTAATTGATACTTCTTTTGTTAAAAAAGTCTGTATGTTTTGTTGTCAAAATTTCATCATCAAACCATTCAGTTGTTTCCAATATTTTTTTGTCAACTTTGAAAACATTATCAATTCCAATAGAATTCAATGATAGGTTGAATCTATTTTTTATGAACTCCAAAGTTTGTTCTTTTGATAGGAAATCCAAATCACCCATTTCGAATATCCACTCGACTATATCAGCCTCAGCTTCGTACGCATCCATCGTAGCATCAATGATATCCTCGACAAGTTGAGGTGTCCACCAATTTGGGTTTTCTTTTTTTATTAAATTCACCAAATCAAAACCAAACTCAGCATGGATATTCTCTTCTTTGGATGTAGCCTCAACAGCATTACTAGTTCCTTTTAGAACATTCTTAAATTTGTTAAAAGACATGATAACCAAAAATTGTGAAAACAAAGAAACGTTTTCCACAAACATCGAGAATAAAATTACAGATTCAAAATAATCTTGGTTTTCAACTGTTTTGGAATTCGAAATAGATTTTTCTAAATATTTTATTCGTCTTCTGATTGCCGGAACTTCCATCAAGTTTTGAAATTCAGAATTCAATCCAAGTAGTTGAATCAAATGTGAATAAGCATCAGCATGTCTGACTTCGGATTCTGCAAAAGTTGCACCTACGTTTCCAATTTCAGGTTTTGGCATTCTTTTATAAATGTCACCCCAAAATGTCTTAACTGCAATTTCAATTTGAGATATTGCCAACATAGCTCTCTGAACCGCCATTTTTTCCTTATCAGATAAATGTACTTTGAAATCTTGTATATCTGATGTGAAATTAAATTCAGTATGAACCCAATATGAATGTCGGATAGCATCAACATATTCACTCAACTCAGGATATTCATAAGGTTTCAGATTTACCCTCTTTGAAAAGATGTTGGGGCGATGAATTGATCTGTAAATGATATATTCCTTAGCAACATCATTCAACCCATTATCCATCAATTTATTTTCTACCATGTCATGAATTTCATCTACATGAGGTACTCTAAGTTTATCACCTCTGAATAAACTTTTTTTAGTTAATCGAGCAATTTTTTCAGCCATTTCATCATCTACTTTTCCGACGCTTTCCATAGCTTTGACAACCGCCCTTTTTATTTTTTCAGACTCAAATAAAACCCTATCTCCATTACGTTTGATAACGTAACGGACATCACTAGATATCATATCTAATAACTCTTCCATTGTTTAAAATTTTATAAATTTAATTTTGTTTTTCACGTTGTTGTCTTTTTTCCATGAGTTCTCTAATACGATCACGTTTTTGTTCTTCTTTCTTTTCTTCAAATCCTAAGAAAGTTACTGAACTATCCGTGTCAATTTCAAGCATTTCATTATCAAACTTACAGTTTTCAAAAACAACACCATCTTTACCAATTCGAGATTTGGTTATGGCGATGGTAGCCAAATTCATTTCTTTTTGTTGTAAGGTCTTTGCCACGGAAATGATAACGTGACCTACTTGAGCCTTCTTAATACTACCACCCATTTGGTCGGTGGTTACAACCTCAGAAGATATAGAGCTTCTGTTACCCTGTGTCGCAGTCCATCCCACAACATTTAGTTCATGACAAAGAGCTTCAAAACCTCTCATGACTGAACCTTCACTTTTCCATTCATCACCTAAGTTTTTGTCAGGTACAATACAATCGATATAGTCAACTAAAAGCATATCGATTTTATGACCATCCGCAATCATTTTACGAATCATATTCTTGATCTGAGTCATAGTGTGAGTATCTGAAGGTAATTTTTTTAAGTATAACTTATTTGTCATTTCCTCCTTAACTTCACGTGCTTTTTCAAGAACTTCTTCTCTGTGATTCGGTAGATCATCAGGTGCAATACCTGTCCACATTGTGAAGTGTTTTCTTTGAATTACCTTAGGGTTATCCTCAAAAAACAACTGTAAAACATTATAACCATTGTTGAAGGCACTATTTGCAATTTTTGAGAGAATGGTTGTTTTACCAACACCTGTTGGTGCTAAAATCACACCCAATTCACCCTTAGCCAAACCACCTTTCAATAATTTATCTATCCCAACGATTCCCATTGGGATGGGGTGTCTAAAATCCTCATTGAGTACATCATCAAGATTCATAAAAACATCTTCAACTTTGTTGTTGTTCTCCCCTATTTGAATTGCACTTCTAAACAATTCTTCAAGTTTTTCATAATTTTCAAATTCTCCATTATCGAGAATTTTTTGGGATTTTACAATAGCTTTTTGAAGTTCTTGTTGTTTACAGAATTTTAATGCTTTTTCTTGTACAAAACTAACCCCATCAATAGGTGAATCTTGTACTTGTTTGATAGTATCATTCAAAATTTTCAACATGAGTTCTTGTGGAAACTCACTTTTGACAATTTGAGATAAGGTTTCAAATGAAGGTGTACAATCGTACTTTACATAGTACTCCTTGATTAATTGAATCAAGGTCTTGAAGTATTTGTTTTCGAAATGTGAAGGTTCGATTACGTCGATGATAGAATGTGAAAAATCTTTATCTAAAATTAGTTGATTTAATAGTTGTAATTGAAATGTATTTCCGAGATATTCGAAGTTTCTATTTGACATAATGTTGTTCCCTTTTCTGTAAGTTATAAATACGCTCAAGCTAGTGTATAATTCAGGTACTGAGTACAAAAATCTCGTCCTGAAAAGATGTCAGTTAGGTCCCGAAGTATACTTTTTGCCTCTTGGCGTATGTCTACGGTGTATCTTATTTTAGGTGGGAAATTTTTTGCATCCAGCATTCTGTGACAAATTGTCTGATCTCCAATTTTAATGTAAAAATTGAACGTTTCAGGTCCATCGGTATTGTCGGTATCCAAAATTGTGGAATCCTCAATAATGTCAAATTGATTATCAAGCATATAAACAACAGTTCTCATTTTTTGAGTTTGTTCGAATGCCTCGACTAAAGATCTAACATATTCATAGAGGTCAACCGAAACCCTAGCTGTGGAATTATATCCACGTACGTTGAAGTATCTTTGAATTACAATGTTATTATTCAAAGTTATTAGAAACTCCATCTTAACGATATCTTGTTCTTTCATAAAATTTAATTTGATTGTTTGAATTTTCTTTTTTCTTTTCTTGTTAGTTTCATAAACGGTTGGACGAAGTTCAAAAACGCTTCGTCGGTTTTAGGTAAAAATTTGAAGAAACCATCATCTGTCATCATTCTAATAAGATTCTTCGACCCCCTACCCTCGGGATCCATTGTTTCACGATAATAAAGTTGGACAAGTTCTTTACCTTCTTCAGAAATCATCGGATTGGACAAATCCACGATTCTCTTGTTTACATCAAAGAATGTATTACCAAGTTCACCGTCTTTTGTCTTTCCTTTGACGAGATTCTGTAGTGCTTTGTTAGTTTCATTCTCTTGAAGAAGTTGATTGGTTTTAGATAAAATATCATCTACAGAAACCACTTGGTCAAGAACCTCAGGGAAAAACTTTAGAAAAGTTTTTTCTCCGAGTCTTTCGATACCATCTATGTTATCGCTCTTGTCACCCATTATCACCTTGAGTGTAAGGATGTTCTGATGAGGAATATGGTTACCCATAATGGATACTTTATCCCCCATCTTATACATCATTTTGATCATAGGTGAATATATGGATGTTGTTGAATCGATGAGTTGTAGTAGGTCTTTGTCAGCGGTAAAAATAATTTTATCCTCATCTCTACCCACCTGACAGTAGTACGCAATTAGGTCATCAGATTCATTGTTGTCAACCCTGAGTTGACGCACGAAACATTCCTCCAAGTACTGTTTTACTCTTTCCTTTTGAATATGATATGATTCGAGTTTGAACTCGTTCATATCTTGTCTTCGGTTCAGTTTGTACTTGGGGTATATTTCACGTCGTTGGGATGAGTTACCGTCACCGTCCCAAAAGACAATGACTTTGTCGTAGTTGTGCTCATCCAACTGTTTTCTAAGTGTGTTGAGAAAGTGGAAGACTCCGCCAATGTGATTTCCATCAACGAAGAATTCACGGACTCCGTGGAATCCGATTTTAAATAAATTATCTCCATCTACTAAAAGAGTTTTCACTTCTTACCTTTTGAGGGGTTCCACAAAGTGTAAATTTCATAAACGGTATGCAAAAATCCTGCAAGACCAAAACCCATAAGGAATATACCCAATCCTAACAACATATTAGAGCGCCTCAGGGTCTTTCTCTTCGTTCAGGGAAAAGTCCCCGTCCGAACCAATAATCTCCTTCCAGTAGTCGGAATGCTCTTTCTTGTAAGCTTCGATAGAAGCCTTCTCTTCAGCAGTATCCTTACCTGCCAAGAAACCGTGTGGAGTAACGATGATCTTTCCATCTTCGTAACCCAAACCGTTGATGTGGTTTTTCATCACAGAGATTTTTGAACGGATAGCAAACTTAACAGTTCTCTTATCCTTTGTTGCCGTGATCTTTGTCGTACCAGCACCTTTTTGATTTCCAAACAAGAATACCAATGATGAGTTCAACCAAACTGATTCACCACCTTTTGCTTTAATTTTTGGTTGTCCGAATGGATTATCAGGAAGTTCAACCCAAGGTTGATTTACGATTACTAAAGTATTCTCGTACTTGGAATCGGCTTTTCGTGAACCCGAAATTCGTTGGTTGATACCCATACCGATTTTATCTGCAAGTGTAGCTGCGTTGTGTTGTTTACCACCCTTACCATCATAAGTCATCTTAGATGGTACAGAACCGATTGAATCCCAAAGGAATAACAAATCATATTCCAATTCACCTTTATCTTGAGCGTCCAAAAGTTCGTTGATGTAATCGGTGATTTGTTCAATGTAGCTAAAGTTGTTGTTGAATATAAAGAATCCGTCCCAATCGATTTCTCCTGTTTCTTCGTCCACCACTTCTTCACAATCAAATCCCATTAGTCGTGCGTGTTCGAAACTCCACTTCTGTTCAGTGATAATAAACACGGGAAGAACATTTTGTTTCTGAGCGCTTACAGCAGTTTTTACTAGTGCGGTAGTTTTTCCTGTATCACTGTGTCCCAAGAACATGTTGATGTGTCCAAAAGCAGGACCTGGAAGACCAACAGCCTCCAAAAAGTTTTTACCCAAATCAAAAAAACGTTGGGGTTTGTATTTTGCTGAAGTTGAGAACTTTTTCTTCAGTGATGAAAAATCATTTTTCTTGAGTGCCATATCAATCTCTCAATTCGTATTCGTTTTCTTCATCACCAACTTTGTCATAAGCAAAGTCCCAGTCCAACTCATCGATGGTTTCATCGTAAAATCTTTCGAGATCTTCTTGGTAGATTTCAAGCTGTTCATCAGTAAGTTCAACTTCGTAGACATTGATGTCTGTTGTGGTTACGTATTTTCTTAGTGTTGCCATTTTTGTTATTTTTTTAATTCGTATTCGTTATCGCCTACAATACTTTCAATATAAACCCAATCCTCGTCTTTTACAATATCAATTAAAAATTCATTAGGGGTTTCCTCATAAATTTTTTTTTGTTCTTCTGTCAATTCAAGTTCGTAATAACGATACACTGGTGATACTTTAACTATTTTCGGCATAGTATAAAAAAAAATGGTGCAGGCAAATCCTGCACCATCATTTATTTAGAAAGGTAGGTCCTCATCGGGATCAGCACCTGCCTGTGGGTCTGCTAAAGGAGCCGATTTACCTCCTCCCATAGAGAGAAGTGCGTCGTCACCATAAACATACTTACCTGTTTCAGAATCCCATCGTGGTTCTTCACCACGGGCAATTGCTTCCAAGTATTCAACAGGTTTTTTGGAATACACATCGTTCCATGTCAATTCATCAGCCAACCACTCTTTCATAACTGATTCATCAGTATGTAGAAGTGAGGGATCGTCATGCATAATCGTCTGAATTGACGTGTAATCTTTACCTCCAGGGGTTTTTTGTTTGACTAACTGAATGATTAGGTCACGACCTTTTTCTGAATCAGTAATATCACCTTTTTGTCTCCAAATAGGGATGATCTTATCAAGGATACCTTCATTCTTGTAGTTGTGTTTGAAACGCCAAAACTTCACACCTTCTTCTTCAGCGTCACGATCGACAACTTTTGCAATGTAAAATTTGCGTGATTTGTATTGACGAGCAAGTTCCTTATCAGACTCTTTACCAGTTGCCATAAGTTCATCATAAACTTCGTTCAATGGAGAACGCTCGTTGTCATTTTTTCCCGGATCATAGAATTTCTGCCATTTACCTCCGACTTGAAGTTCGTGGTAATAGACCTCTACGAAAGGAGATGATCCGTCTTTAGTGGGAAGAATTCGGACTCTTCGTTGACCTTGTGATTGACCTTGTGGGAGAATACAAGCGAAGTATTTCTTCATTCTTTCTTCCTGTGACATCTTACCTGAGTTGTCATAGGATTGGGTGTTTTTCTCGTATTGAGCGAGAACTGCGTCAAGTGGACTAGCCATAGTTGTAAAAAAAATTATTAATTGTTAGACATAGAAATTATACGCCAAGTTTATTGTTTAGTCAAATTATTCGCCAAATAAAAAGGGTCACAATGTGACCCTTCTAATATAATATTTTTTTTATAAAAATCAATTCATTTTGAACTTAGAACCTGTTGGTTCATTACCATAAGTGTCAAAGGTTTTTGCAATTTCAGATGGGGTGAACTGTTGTACTTCATCTGATGTTAGTACATATTCATTTTTACCTGTCTTTTCCATATCTTCCTGTTTGTCAGCAAAAAAATCTGATAACTTTTGTTGGAAGGGTCCCGAATCTAAACTTCTCAATTCTAATTTTTCTTCAGGAGTTTTAGGTCTGTATTTTTCGACCTTTTGTTCCAACGAGTTCAATGCTGTCATTAGATTATCCATTTCACTCAATTTAGATTGCAATTGATTGAGTTGTTGGAACATTGAGTCAAAATACTGATTTTGTTTTTCCTCAATAGATTTTTGTGAATTAACTAAGTCAGTGATATCTAATTCTTCCGATGAACTTTCATCTGATCCCTCAACTTCACCACTATCTGAAATTTTTTCTACTTCGGCATCTTGAGTTACGTCTATAACCTCAGGCTCAACTGACGGAGTGTCTCCGATTGTAGGATCTTGATTTATATCGGTATCTAACGCAGTTTCTACACCCGCTTCATCACCAGCTTCGGCTCCCAAATCCGGTGCAGCAGCTTCTTGTTCTGTAATATATTTGTTTATTGAGTTGTGTCTTGTCAACTCCTCTAAAATTTTTTTATCAACACTACTCATTTCTTATCCGTTTAATAATTGTTTAACTCCTTGTGGGGTTTCAACTTGAACTTTTCTGTTGGTTCTCATTGTGTTGTCAACTCGTTCAATCAACCCATCACGATCTCTAACTGTATAACAGTCACCAGTATCAAGGTCACAAACTTCGGTGAAACCATTTCCTGTGGCTTTTTCAGAATATCTTGTGTTTTTCCCAAGATATGCATCTAAATGTTTCTTAATGTCCATGTTTTTTTATCTATAAATATCATCAAAAGTTAATAAGTCCTAAAGAGATTGCCTTTTCAACCGCCTCTTCTGCTTGTTTTCCCAAACTCTGTAATGTACTCGTGTTGGATTTAACCCAATTGGTATATTGTTCAGTTGTTTGGAATTTTTTAGTTGGCCACCATTCAGTCCAAAGTAAAACCAAACTAGCAA